GCCAGCCCTGTTGGCTGGCGCCTTATGTTAGTGTATTACTAACCCAAACGTATGAATAATGATCCGAATGTCCGAATCAGGCTAATACCGGGATCGCAGGAAACGGTGACCTTTGTGCCTTATGGCACATGGCCACCTAACCTACATCCCCTACCGTTTGATAGGACGTTTATGAAACAACCTTTAGAGGTTTATTATGAACAAGTTCTGCCTCAACTAAGTCGGGGGAAACACGCATGGACATCTTTCCAACACTATAAGCGTTGGTTTGATGTTAGTGCGTTATCCCTACAACGATCTAGACAGGTAACTACTGCGTACAATATTGATACTCTGGATTACACGTACGGCCTTGCGGCTGTGCATGCGGATCCTTTGTATATGTATTGGACCGGGTCAGGAACAGTTGGGGAGTTCCAACCATGGGTTGGGCTCCCGAACTGGTGTACACCGAATCCTGCAGGAGATTTAGGGTTTATCCCTCCTCCCGCGGACATCGGCCAACTGCGGCAAGCATCCTTAAATCAGATGATGCCGCTAGTTAAGGCAGAATTGAGCTTGGTCAACTCTCTCATAGAGTTAAAGGACTTCGTCAACCTGCCCCGCACCATATTGCACGTTGTGGGTGTTGCTTCCAAATTCCTTGGAAGTCGCAACCAACTCGGTCTATCATTAACGCAAGTCAGCCATTTGCTGAAGGCGAAAAGAACTAGACTTCGTGTGTCGGGTCTTGTGAAAGACCCCACCCTTATGCAGTATGTTCGAGCGGCAAGCGATACCTTCCTTCAGTGGAAGTTCAATATCGCCCCACTCGTATCCGATATAAGCGGCATAAGAACCGCTTTGTCCAAGACGCACGAGCGAATTAATAAACTCGTACGCCTTGCTGAGACTCTCCGAACAGTGCATTTTAGTAAGCACCTTTCGGAATACGTATCTACCACAATAGATTCAGGCAGCTATGGTTTGGGACCCAGTGATTACTGGGATCCCCCATTCTATAGTGCTCGAGTCATTCGTGAAGTGGCGTATAAACAGTCGTTGTTTCATGCGGAGTGCGAATACTCATATAGTTATTCGGACTTCCAACTCAAATATAAAGAGTTGCTTGCTCTTCTCGACGGTCTTGGGGTTCAATGGAATCCCGCGATCGTCTGGAATGCAATTCCCTTCTCTTTTCTTGTGGATTGGCTTCTCGGCGTAAGCCGATGGCTAAGCACAATAAAGGAAGAGAACATGAGACCAAGGATAGTCATACGTAGGTACCTCTGGTCCATTAAGAGGGAAAGAGTTATACGCGGTCGCCTTATAAGCTATCGCGCCTCTTCACCTAATAGTGGTTCCACAGTGACCGTACTGCCGGTAGTTAATGAAACGGCTTATCGCCGCGACAATACAATGCCGGCAGCTAGCTCGTTTACTACGAGTGGACTGAACTTAAATGAGATCAGTCTGGGCGTTGCCCTGGCTTTTGCCAGGAAGCGCGTCCGTAAACCACGAGGTGTACGGCTCCCCAGTTGAGGGGGTCTATCACCCGTGCCCGATAAGTGGAGTAAAACCATATGGCGTTACCAACAAACCTGACAACGAATGAAGTGAAGGGCTCGGCAGGTACAGAGGTTGAATTCAACCACCTGTCAGCCGAAGGCCGGAAGAGGATATTCGCCTTAGTAAGCGAAGTCCCGTCCCAGCAGCATCGAATCACGGTGCAACACCAAGAAATTGGTGCTGGTGCGAAGTTGCGACGAAGGTCTAACATCCGAGTGGACAAAGTGTCCATTTCGGCTGTAGATTCTGTCACACCTGTCACGTCTACCGCGAGTATCGTCCTCGACAGCCCCGTTGGGGCTCTCTTGACGAATGCAGAAGCGAAGGCGGTCCTAGCCGAGTTGGGGTCTTTAGTCTATACCTTAACAGGTACAGCTACATTCCTCTACGACGGCACGGGAAACGGCGCGGCCGCTCTGTTGGATGGAAGCATTTAAATGTTCCACTAATATGGCAGTCCATGGGCTTGATGCCTAGATGGATGATCAATACGAGTTGAACCACTTGTTCTGATTCTCGTATTCCCTGGTGGTGAGTTGGAGCAGTGATTGGCCTTTGCGGGTTACATGATTAGAGAAGTCTCTACTTATGTAGCCCAATTGGTCCAAAGAGCTGTATCTAACTTGCCGCCAGGGGTTAATTGGTCGTTCTGTATGCGAATTAGTCCGGACGCATAACTACATAGACCAAGTGTTCCGTTGGTGGTGCTATAGAGCATCATCCTTTCGGACTCCACGTTGGCCTTAGTTAAGTTGCCCGGAGTTTGCACATAAAACGTTTCGAACTCCCAATTGATCTCTATAGAGAGTAATCGCTTAATGCGATGTCTCTGTGGAGGTGCAATGGTTGATTCGAAACGCCGGAGTCCTATGGCGATGTTATTCATTGTTATGGGATTTCATCTCACTAACGTAATCACAGAGGTTACTGGTAATGCGCTCAAGGATGTATACCTTATGGATACAATTAAAAGCCTTGATGAGGTTTCCCTCATCGCCAGTGTCCTAAGTGATGTCTGCACGAATCACGTTGGGATATTTAGTACACAGGCCCTCTCGAATACCCTTAAACAGGTACGCGAGAGAGTCGAGACTGAAGGGGTTAGCTTTCTCACGAAAACTCTCCCCCGAGTGGGAAGGGCGCTTGATTGGGCCCTGTCCGACACGCAGCCGTTTCCCGACCCAACCTCACTTGGTTTAAAACCCCAAGCGGTTGGTTCTAAAGTTCCCAAATTATTTGGGGAACTCTGGAAACGAGTCTTAGATCCCGACGGCAAGGTCAAAGTTGACGCTTGCGTTGAACATGTCCGAGTACTTCGGCAGCTCCTCTATTTGTTTTACAAATATGAGTTGCCATATACCGATGAACAAGAACATGCGGTCGTTTCTTCGTTTGAGAAAACAGAGAACGACTTATCTGGTAGTGATAGCCGTATTGGCATTATTGCTAAGTGGCTTGACTACATCGCAAAGTCTCGCGGACGGGCTCTTGGAGCTCATCCGTTGGTTACTATTGCGCGCGATGCTCGGTTTGAGCTTTTTAGGCTCTTCCAGCATTTTGATCCTGCTGATATCCAGCCGTGTCATGGTCCAGGGGTAGTTTCTACAAAAGAAACTCCTTGGGCTAAGTACGTATGGACTTCGGTACCGGATCGGTTAACGGACGTGTATCCATTTGATGCATATTTTTGTGCGTCACTGGGACACGTTTGCGATTCGTATGCTACCTTTTCGAAGGTGCATACTGGGGAAACTCCGGCCAAGGTTATCCTTGTTCCTAAAGATTCCCGCGGGCCAAGGCTTATCTCGTGTGAACCCGCTGCTTTGCAGTGGATACAACAAGGTTTGCGTAAGGCCATTTACAGGCATGTGGAGAACCATTCTGCTACAAAGCATAATGTATTCTTCACTGACCAAGGACCTAATGGTCGCGGCGCCTTAATGGGCTCCGAGACTGGTAGGTACGCTACATTGGACCTCGCTGAGGCCAGTGATCGCGTTAGCCTTGAGTTGGTTCGCCTGCTTTTTCCACAACCCTTATTGGGTTCGTTGGAAGCGAGCAGGAGTTTGTCGACTACGCTACCGTCCAAGAAGGAACTAAAACTCCGCAAGTTCGCGCCGATGGGATCAGCATTATGCTTTCCTATCATGGCGTTAACTATATGGAGCCTTCTTACGGCGACTGCGCAAGACAAAGATACTCGTGAGAGTATTCTAGTATACGGTGATGATGTGGTAGTGCCGCGAGAATTCGCAGCAGCCGCTATCAGCACGCTTCAGGCCTTTGGCCTACGTGTAAACGTTGAGAAGTCGTGTATCAGAGGGTTCTTCCGAGAATCCTGTGGCGTTGATGCCTACAAAGGCGAAAACGTCACACCAGTCAAGTTAAAGACGGTCTGGACATCATACCCCTCCCCGGATTCTTACTGTAGTTGGGTCGCTTATGCGAACCTTTTCTACGATAAGAAGTACTTCGCCACCTACGATTGCATCGTAGGGCTCTTGACTAGTCTTTACTGGCCAATTGCATATGACGAGCTCCATACTGGAGCTCCTAGTTTGCGCGAGCTACCTAAGCAACGGAACATTCCATATAGGATAAACACCTTCCTGCAAAGGAAGGAGTATCTTGTTACGGACGTTTCGTCACCAAGCGTGAAGCGGAGTATTCCTGGATGGAATATGCTACTACGATTCTTCGTTGAATCGAGTGGTGGTTCCTTTCTTGAGTCGCTCCGTCAGCGTCTCTTTGGTGTTAAACAAATGTTGGATGATATAGATCACCCACCACTGTCAGTCCGCC